ATCGTCAAGTTGTATCTGTAATTTCTCTTTTTGTGCTTGTAATTTAAGTTGTTCTTTCTCTAATTCAAACTGGCTTTGTAAAGACTTCTCAATCTCCTTGTTCTTTTTAAGGATTTCATTAATACTATTTAGATTTTTTACATCTAAACCATTTAGTTCTTCCTTTAGTTTAGCACCTATCTTGCCTAAATTATCACTAAATACTTTTAACTTGGCTTCTGATTCAGTTATAGCCTTGTTTAATTCTTCAAATAAGTCTTTCTCGAATAAATCTGAACTTTGTATTTTATTAGCCATTTTTCGCTTGTTTAGAACTCTCGTTTAATATTGTATAGTACTCACTTACAGACACTTGTTTCCAATCTAATCTGTAACCCAACCATTTAGATAAGTGTATCAGTACTTGTTGTAATGACATACCTGCTCCGTGTTCGGTTTTTATTGCTTCTAATTTAGTGTTTTCTACCTCTATTTGAGTTAATTTGAATCTATTCTTGCTTATCAAGTATTCACATTGTAGAATTGCAATTTTTTTAATTAGTTCAATCTTTTGCTTAAACTTGTTATCAATACCAAATTTCTCAATATAATCAGCATAAACTACCTCAAATTTATCTACATTGTCTTTAGATTCTTTTTCATCAATTCGTACATATCTATAATCTCCCTCCATACATTTATTCCAATTGTATAGTGGCATTTCATCTATGCTTGTGTAACATACTCCCTGCATTTCTCTATCATTTTAATTCTTAATTCTTGTAGAAATTCTTCTTTACTATCTTCTGTTAATCCAACTATTCCATTACCATACAATTCAAATAAGTGAACAGTAAATGATTGTATTTCATCTCCAACTCTTCGTTTGCCTGTTTTTTCATCATCTGCATCTACTATAAACCCATCACTTAACACTTGTACAAACATACTATTAAAAAACTCTCCAGTATCTAATAATGTATATGGTGTGCCTGCTTTTTTTGAAGGATTTATTTCTTCTGTTAATTCAGAGTAATATCCAATTACACTTCCATCATCTCTAATCCCCTTTTGTATTAATTGGTCGTATTGTATGAGTTTTAAGACAAATTCTTTTAATTCCGAATCGAAACTATCTAACCATAAATTAATAGTCTGTAATCGCTTTAAATTGGCGAATTTATCGCCTAATACTGTTTTATCAAATAAACCCATAAAACAAAGATAAAAAAAAGAGAGGTAACAATCGCTACCCCTCTAATACTAATTGATTTGCTACCTATTAAGGTATAACAAACGTAGAAGCACCTACGTAACCATCTTTATCTAAAGACAATCTTAATACATCAGCAGATGTTTGAGAAGCAAATACTAAAGTATAAACTCCGTCAGCACCTTCAGTAGCAGATGTAATAGTTACAGATGCGTTATCAGTAACATTAAACAATGCTAAATCAGCAACTACAAGCCCTTTAACTTTGATAGGGTTTTTAGCAGTACCATAGTCTAAAGTCAATGTAGCAACCGCACCAGTAGCAGTAATTGTAGCGATAGTCAAGTTAACATCTAACAACCCTTCTAAGTTGTTGAAATCTAAAGATGCTTCATCAGAAGTAACCAACCATAAAGAAGATTCGTCAAACAATCTGTAGAAATCAAATGCTACCATAACCTTTTGAGCAGTTGAATCTGTAGCAAACATTAATTTTGCTTCAAAAGATTCGTTATCTACTGGAATAGGATATAATTTAGTACCTACTTTAGAACCAATCAAGTTTCCGTTAACATCAACTACATATACACCGAAATCAACACATCTGTTGTCTTGGATTTTACCCAATAACTGTGGTGTTTCATTCCATAACTCTCCTGCGAAAGAACGTTTACCTTGTTTGATGAAAACTTTACGTCCTGATGGTGCTTCTTCAAATGTAGAATCAGCCTTTGCCATTTCAACGTTTTCAAACAATCCTAAAGGAAACCATCTTTTAGAAGAATCTGCTTGGTTAATCAATGCAGTAAATGTTGCTTCATTGATAGTAGTAGCCAAATCTAAATAGTTTTTAGCACCTGTAGAATCCTTCAAAGGAACAAGAACTAATTTTGAAGTAACACTTTGTAATGTTACACAGTTTGGTTTACCAGTATTAGATAAACCTAAATCACATTTACAACCTAATGACATAATTTATTGGTATTTAATGAATAAAAAAATAAGAGGGGATTGGTTACCCCTCAATTAATTAAGGTAATAACAATGCTGTTTTAGCAGTAGAGAAAGTACCTTTAACAAATGCGTTGTAGTGGTTAGACTTAACGTAATGAACCGCTCTTGCTTCACACAAGATTGTCATTAAGTTTTTAGTAAAGTCATCATTCACATAACCAACTTGAATGTTCAAATCTTCTCTGATACGTAAGTTAGATTTAGTGAAGTCTCCAACCAAGAAAGTACCTGCAGTAATACCTGTGTTTTCAATAACTGGAATAGATTTAACTCTAACAACTCCATCAGCAGTATAGTGCATAGCATAAGTGTACTCTCCAGTAGAAGTTTTGTTTAATTCCATTTTCGCTACATCTTCAGGGTGTAAAACAATGTAGTTAGGGTTAAACAAGTTACCTTGAATTTGAGAAATAGCAACTCTTAATACATCGTACTCGTTAGGAGATGCGATAGATAAAGCGAAACCACCAGCTGCCCAAGCAACAGCATTTTGTAAGATACCAGTCAAGTTGTTACCTGAACCATTACCTGACAATACTTGCTCATCTAATTTCAACTCAACCAATTCCATTAATTCGTTGTTGATTTCGTTTCTCATGAATGGTAAGTCAGCAATCATTTCTTTAGATACTTTAATCCAAGATGTGATTTTCTTAACCTCTACAGAAGTTTCTACCAAGTTGAAATCCGCTTGTGTTTTTTCAGCACCTTCAGCAGTCATACCTGCACCACCTTCTTGTCCGTTAGACTGTAAGTAAGTGATATACTTTGAAGTTGTACCTGCTGTGTTAACTAACTGACGTAAGAAAGGCATTCTACGAGCAATACGAGCAACACCTGCTTCTAATTGAGATAATGCAACTGTACCACCAGAGTAGTTGTTAGTGATAGTCATTGTACCTACTGCTTTCACATCAAGGTTCATTAAACCACCATTTTCTTTTACTTCTGTGATTTTTTCGATTGAAGATTCAAAAGCATCAGCAATTGCTTCTCCCATTGACTTGAAAACATTTTTCTTTTCTGTTCTCGCTTCTTTCATTCCTTCTACCATTCCTTCTAATTTAGCAATAGCAGATTTTACTTCAGTTACATCTGATTTTCCTTCTAATGTAGAAAGTTGAGATTTAAACGCATCTAATTCTTCTTTAGATACAGAGTTTGCTGTTTTTTCAGCGATTAATGAGTTGATTTTTTCAACTACTTGTTCAGGAGTCATTTCCATTTTTAATAAAATTTAATAATTAAACAATAAATCTTTCGACCTATGTTGGGTTTAGTTATTAAGTGATTATTAAATCGGCTCTATGACTGAACTAACATTTACATGGTTCTTTGTACTTGGAAGTCGTAAATTCAATTACTATTCCACTTAAATCAGCGTCAAGGATATTCTGTATTACACCTTTATCTGATTCGACACCAAATCTACTAAATACATTTCTATTGAAATCTTTTAACGTTTTGTAAATTGGCTTTTTGTTAAGAACTTTTATAAATTCTTCTTGTAAAGCAATCATTGGCTCTACTACTTGTAGTCTATGGTCTGTAGTCTTGTATTGTGCTACATTTGTTTCGTCAAGAAAGATGATACGCATTTTTATATCTCTTTCTAAACTTGCTTCTGTGTTATATACCTTTTCGTTGTGAGATTCTAACAACCAAATAAGAGGTGTCTTATCTAATAGGTTTCTACCCTTTAAAATAAACTCGTTGTTAGTAGCAATCTTTGTTCCTACAATAGCAAAAGGAGATGAAATATATATCCCCTTTACTATTGTGTTGTCATTAAGTTCAAATGAAGTATCTTTTGTTAGTGTTTTAACAGTTGTTTGTTTTAGTACATTTGCAGAGGTTAATCCCCAAACTTTTTTACCTACTCTTAACCATTTAGTATCACAAGCGTTAAACACATTACCAACTTTGCTTTTAATGGTAATTGTACTGTCAATCTGTGAAACCAATTCTTCAAATAAAACACTAAGATCTCTCATAACCAGTATGCGTATTGTTTTTGTCTTCCCCTATATTCAGGGTACGTTGTCATATTTAATAAAATGTACTCTTGTATAGCATTGTAAGTTTTAATGCTTTCGTTGTATTTAAGGTAAATAGGTGTATGTGCTGAAACAACTTTAGAGTTTTGTTCTTCAGGCTTTACCACACCTACACTTGTAGTCTGTACTACCAAATCCTTCATATACTCAAAATACAAGAATCCTAATAACATATCTTTAATTCCACGAGAAATTAATAGACTGAATCCTTCTTGATAGTTAAAAGGTTCAAATACTTGAATAAATTTAGCGTCTTGCGGTTCGTTGTTTACATCTAAATCAGCAATAAACAAATCATACAATTCTACACCAAATAACTTTACAAGGTATTCGTCTTCGTATCTATCCAAGTAAGACTGAATCTTATCATTTTGATATAATCCAGTCGTTACTTCAAATTTGTTTGTAAAATCACTAATCGTTAAGAACTTTGCCATAACCTCTTTCAATAAACATAATTGCCATACTTCCACTTACATATACTTCTTGACCTTCTTTTATGTAAGGACTTTTGCCATTAGATAAGAATCTGTATGTTTTTTCTAAATCTAATCCGAAAGTTTCTTTAGCAACCTCTAAAATAGGCTCATTCTTTACTTCTAACTCTACTTTAGCAACCTTAGTGTCTAAAACTACCTTTTCTATTTTTTTCTTAGCCATATCTCTTTATTTTACGTTATTAAATACTGTACTCCAATCAAACGATTTCAATTCAGTTATTAGGTTTTGTTTTACATCAGTTTGCTCTACAGTCATTCCTGCAATCTCTGCTAATTGAGATGATAAGAATTTGTGTCGCATTTCAAGTGAGTACAAAGATTCATCTGTACGATTACCATTGCCTAATGCTTTAACGATAGTTTCCATTTCGTTAGTAATAGAAGTAATAATTTCTCCTTTGCTTTCTAATGATTTACCAACCTCTAATACTGGTGTCATTTCATTAGCACCAAAAGTAACTGCTGAACCTTCCCAAAGTGCAACCTCGTTTACTTGGTAATATCCTTTGCTTGGCATTGATTCATCATCAATCCATTTTAATTTATCTTTAATGTATCTGAATCCGATAGAATGCTCTTTAATGATACCATCTTGGTAATCACACAAAGCATCGTTGCCTAATGTAGAAGTTCCTAACTCCCCAACAGCATACAATCCGTTTTCATCTTCTTTTAGTTCGATAAACTTTCCAATTTGCCACTTCCAGTCGTGATGTCTTAAAAATGCAATTTTTCTGTTAGAGTTTGAATCTACACCTCTTTCTTGTAAAGACTTTGCAAACGCACCTTTAACAATCATATCATTGTCTGAATCTATGTTATTGAAATGAGCAAGATACATCGCAACCTTACGAGAAGAAGCATCTACATCTTTAACTTGTAACGAATGAGATTTTATTTTGTAAGCCGAATTTACTTTGTTATTCATATTTATTAAATTTGTTCTTTAATATTGCAAAAATATAAAAAATTTATTATGAGTACACTTTCTTTTTGGAATGCTTTCTTTGGAACTGAAATAAAAAAGCCTATTAGGAATATTTCCGACCTATTTGATACCACTCGTGCTTATCAACATGACTTCTATGGTAAGAAAACTGCTATATGGATGGACACCTCAAAACCATTCAAAGCATATATCGAAATACCTGAATTACGAACAGTTGTGGATAAAAAGGCTCAAATGTTGGCAAATGGTAAACCAAGACTTGTAAAAGAATCTGATGGTTCAGAAGTAGAATCACATTGGGTACTGGATTTAATTAAAAATCCCAATCCTATGCAATCTTGGCAAGATGTAATCTACTCAATATCAGTTAATGATAGTTTATATTCTACAGCATTGTGTTACGCACCAAAAAGAAGTTTTGGAATAGTTAATTTGTTTGTTCCACTTGCTACTCACAAGGTACAGATTAATACATCAGGTCGTTCCTTGAAACAGATGGAAAAAGGTGGATTAATCAAGGATTATGTATATAATTTTAATGAAGACAACAAAGAGTTATTAACAAATGATGAAGTTATTATCATTCAAACAACTGATGGTGTTAATATCTTAAATTCAGTATCTAAAATAGAAAGTTTAAAATACCCATTATCTAATATTAAGGCTCAATACAACAAACGTAACGTGCTTTTAGAAAATATTGGTGCTATTGGTATCTTATCAGCAGTAAACTCTGATTTAGGCGGTGCTTTACCTATGTCGCCTGAAGAACGTGAACAAATACAAAGAGATTGGTACAATAGAAGTAAAGATGAGTTAATAATCTCTGAATCTGATGTTAAATGGACGCCAATGTCATTCCCTACAAAAGACTTGATGTTGTTTGATGAACTTAAAGCAGACAAACTTGCGATTATAGATGCTTTTGGTCTTAACTACTATATTTTCTCTAACGAAAGCGGTTCAACGTATTCTAACGTGAATTATGGGGAAAGATTAGCGTATACTACTACTATTATTCCTGAAGCAGAGCATATCTATAACAACATTAGTGAACAATTAGGATTAGAAAAAGAAGGATTAAGATTAGTAGCAGACTACGAACATTTGCCTGTCCTGCAAAAAGATTACTTACAAGAATCTCAGGGATTCGACTACAGAGCATCTGCATTAATTAAGATTGAACAAGAATTAGGTATTACTTTATCTGATGATGAGAAGAAAGTATTCTTAGGATTGAAAAAGGGTGTTTATAAATAAAAAAACCCCTCTTTGTTAGAGGGGAAATTTTAAAGAAAGCAATTAAAGGCAGTAGCCATTGGAAAACATTTCAAAATTAGTAATAATCTTTACAACTCCAACTTTTTGAATAAAGATTTTAAAAACATACTTAAACCTGAAAGACAATCGGGACTATCATCATTCCTGTTTTTTCCTTCTTTAGAGAAACTTAATAGATTACTCATAAACTGGTGGTATTCGTTAGTATCGTGCTTTACAAAGACAAATGAGTTGATAATTGTAGATGATTGCATAATTATCCTTGTAATCTTGTTTTGAGTATTATGTACTTTTAGTATTTTACATCTTCTTGCTTTAGTTTGGAGTAATCTACCGAATACAGCACCCATTGAGTTAGATTCTACTCTACAATACACTACGTTTAGTCGGTTTATTCTTTCAGCACATATTGGAATGGTTACATCTGTGTTACCTTTGTTGAATACGTAATCAGAAATATAAACTACTTTGTCAATAATTGTTGCAACAGCCATTGCTGTGAAGTCGCTACCTGCATCTGATACGTCAATATAAGCCACAGAGCCACTTGCCTTGTGTTTAATTGCATCGAAATCACTTTTGTCTATGAATCGTAAGTTAGAGAATAATCTACCCTTTAAATCGACTGGTTCTTGCATATATTCAGCAGACCATATTTCAGGATTGATTCTTTTACGTATTGCATAGTATTGTTCGGTACTCATTACATCTTCACAAAAACTTTTTTCATGTTCGTCTAATGCAGGAACAATAATTGATAAGTCATACTCATTATTCGTTACATTCTTGCCTATAACATCGTTTGTTGACCATCTTGTACCTATATCAATCTTTTTACAATTACGTTCAAGACGTGAATCGTGAGTACCCTCTTTCCATTGTAGGATTCTGTCGTTAGTTACATCAGATAGTGCATCTTCAATACCACGATACAAGTCATCGGTAATAGCCAACATAGTAGCACCAAAACCAATAATAGTACCACCTACACCTGCTCCAAAGTAACCTACTTGTCGTGATTTATTAGTATTCCAACCTTGTAGATTTGCTTTATCAGACGAAAGTTCTACATCAGGAAACACCATAGCAAACTTTTCTGATTTTACTATCTGTCTAACATCATAAGAAAACTTTTGGAATAGTGTAGCAGTACAAGTATTACGCATTACAGATTCAGTAGGATTTCTACCTAATGCCCAAGCACAAAATAGTGAGGTAATGTATGATTTTCCACCCCTTGGTGGTAATGATACCGATAATGACTTAATTTCTCCACGTTCAACTAACATAAACGCTTTAGCAATCTTCTGTAGGAAAGGTCTTTTTATAAAGAAATCCTTATCATACATTTTACAAAACTCCCAAAAATCATCTCTCGCTAATGTCGCTCTCACTTGAAGTTCCAGTGCTTGTCTCACTTGGATAGGTAGGCTGTTCATTTGTTCCAATTCCATCTGTTAATAAGTTTGGTGGTAAATAATCATCTTGGTCTTTTAAGAAACCTCTTAATTCATCAAAACTAAATTGACTTAAATCAATAGTTTGTATTTTAGTGTCAACTTCTTGTGTATGAGGTTTGTATGCGTTATCCATAAGTGCTTTATAGGCATTTACATCTCCTTTTAGTGCCTTGGATAATACTGCAAGTGTAATTCTATATTCTTGTGAAATAAGGTCATCAGTACCAGTTAAAGGATTTCTACCATAAGTAGTAGTGTCTAATATTTCTCTAACTACTGTACTTCTGTTCTTTTTACCTTTAATCGAGCCTACTTTTTTCTTAATTTCTTGAGGTTTTACTTCTTCGGTGTCTAATATTTCCATTTCTTCCCTCTGTTCCTTTCTCAATCTCTTTTTTTCGTTATCAGAAATTAACATTTCTTGTGCTTCTTCAGATAAAGGCTCTAATGGTGGTACTGTTCCACTTTTTACATATTTACCTCTTTTTACTCGTCTATCTTTCATTTTTCAGCATTTTTATCAGTTTATCAGCATCAATTACATTAGTTTCGTACTTTCCTCTGCCTGATTTTGTTCTAACACCCAAGTTAAATACTTGCCTTATGTAATCATCTTGCTCATCATTCTCACAAATCACTACAAATTGTGAGTTTATAGCTTTATTTTCTTCTTCAAACGACAAGGAGAGGTTAAAACCCCCTCCTGATAAGTCCAAGTCGTCTATTTCGTGTAAATCATCGAAATCCATACTAAAGTTGTTATAATTATTCCTAAAGTTAATCCAAGTTCAATTTTTCTGTCTTTTAACTTAAATTCTCTTATTTTTCCATTATGTTGCCTTACTTTATAGTTGTAAGGCTTAATATAGTTAGGATTCTTTGATAATCTTGCCAATTTTCGCTTTTCTCGTCTATTTTTGCTCATTTCTTAACTCTTTTGCTTTGTCTTCGTACCACGTAGCTTTCTTTAACTCTTGTTCTACTGGTTGATTAGGCTTAAAACCCATACGCATTCTGTATTTAAACGCATTCATTGAGCAATATTTCGCAACATCTTCAGCACCCCAAATATCTACCATCATTTCTATAACCTCTTTATCTCCTTGTTTGTAGTGATTAGGGTTTATATAATCGTATGCAGTTTTAAGATTAACAGATTCTTTAACTTCATCACAAAATCTATAATTATCTTTTTTTCTTATAACCTTACAATAGTCATTAAACATCTCTACTGACATATAAATCCAAGTAAAATCAAGTTTTATATAGATTCCTTGAACTTTACCATCAATTTTAATAATCTTATCAATAGGATGTGTTTCTCCTGCCTGAACTACATCTTTGTAATTTTGTATAAACTCAACTACATCTCCTCTTTTTAATCTTTTCATAAGTCTTCTGATTTTATAAATGATCCATTTCTTAGTTCTCCAGTTCTATGTTTAATAACGCTAAACGCTTTTTCTGTACACCAGTCAATATCTAAGTCCAATTGCTTAGCAAGTATCGTTAAAACTATCACACAATCTCCAATAGCATCAATCTGCTCTACTCTGTCGTCTTTGATAATTGCTTTTGCTAACTCTCCTGATTCCTCTAAAAGTTTCGCTAACTGTACAAACTTGTTTTCTTCTTTCAACAGACCCTTGTCGTCCGCCCATTTTAACACTTCTTTTTTCATACTTTTAATTTTAACCAAGAAATCCTGCACCTTTATCAGACAAATCAATATCATTTTTATGTCTTAATACATCTGCATACTTCTTTTTTAGTTTTTCCTTTTCTCTTAACTCTTTTGCCTTTTTATTGCGATTTAACTTACCTGATTCAGCAATTCTTGGTGTAATATCCCAAAAATCCTTAATAATCCTGCTGTTAGCCTGAATCTTGTTAGTATTAGGGTGTTTATCGTTAATACCTGCACTTAATCCTGATGATTTCTCTGTACCTATCATGTAAGCACGAGCATCTTCCCAATACTTCTTAAATTCTAACCAAAATTCAGGTTTACCCTTAAACTCAAAATAAGGTAACTCCTCATTCTCTAATGCTTGAAACATCATTTCAATAGCCAAGTAAACACATCGTCTTGATTGGTACTTATGCCCAGTAGCATTAGTCAAGTAAAATTTAGTTGCCCAGTCATTAGCAACTGCATGGTGTCTTCTATCTGCCATTAGTTCATATCGTTTAACTCGTTATACAAATTCCTAATATAGGCTCTACGATTATTAATTGCTCTATGGTTCTCACGAAACTGTCTGCGTACATATCGCAAACAAGCCTTACTAAATTTATCTATCGTGTAAAAAGCCATAACAAAATAACTATTAATCCAACTATACCACCTCTGATAACTGAATTAGTCATCTTCTGATTATCCCTAAACCAATCCATCAAAGAAGAAGTAGGAATCCAAACCAAAGGAATAGTAATAATCCTATCCCAAATAAACAAAGCAAGGAATATCGGCATTAACAATATCCCTGCTGTTACTTTAAGCATTTTCATAATTTAATAATTTTTACAATTGCAGACTTACTCAAACACACATGACCACAAGTAGCATCAATAAAAATAAAACTTGCACCTTCACATAAGAACCTTGTCAAATACTCTAAGTCCATTTCATCACTTAATTTGGTATCGTAAAACGAACCATCTGTCAAATAAATTCTATGCATAACTAAAACAAATCAAAATCATCACTCGGTTGAATACCCTTAGGCTTACTTTCAGGTTTAACACTTTCTTTCAAGTTACCCAAGTAAACTCTCTTATCCCCACCCTTAACACTAATACTCGCCTTATTCCCATACTGGTCTATCTCATCCTTAACATAAACATCAACATTCAAATAAGTCTTGCCATTCTTACTCTTCTGAACCAATTCAGGATTATTCCTAACTAATTCACTCAAATCTGATAAACAGATACTACCATAAAATCCCATAATTCTACTACTTTAAATTAATAATGAAACAAATCTATTTATTATTAATTAAAAAAACAAATCTTACACAAAATTACATTCAATTTTTCACAGAAATTTTTTTCCCACATATTTGATTTAACGATTCAAAATAACCCCACCCTACTCTTTATACCTAACAAACAAGAAAGTTTCTTAAATCGCATAAAACACACGTAAAATGACGTTGCAAGAGATATGTAGTGAATGTAGTTAATTTGCATGAGTATTTTTTGAAAATTTTTTAGAGGGGGGGAAATAGATAATCCCAATTTTTCCATGAGCAAGGGGGTAGCCCTAACATATTCACATGAGATAATAAACGTAACTCATTGATAAATGTATAAGAATTTGACAGGAAAGGCGTTTTTGTAATTCATTGATTATTAATACTTGAGTCTCAATGTTCCACCGTGTGGATACAAAGAAAATTGATAAATTTTAACGTGTTTGTTTATGGTTGTGGTTGTACTGGTTGTGAATATGTGTTAAGTAACTGTATTACAACAAAAAAGCACTAACGAATGAACGAAAGTGCTTTGATATTACATTTTGATTGATTTGTTTTACAAGTTTTTCTTTTGGTTTTATCTCATATGTTTAGGGTTTAAAGGTTAATATTCCAACTATTATGTATTATTTCAATTGTATCTATTACATATCCTTTCTTTAGTTCTTGTTTAAAGTTTTCTTTTGCCCATTCAATACATTTAGTTTTAGCAAAATTAACAGCATATTCTTTGTCTTTATCAGTAAACTCATTAATTCTTTTTACTTTAAATCTTTGGTAATACTTGGATTTTCTACCTTTTGGTGTTTTAAACCTAATTTCTATTTCAATTATATTATTTCTCATAACTATCTATTTTACAACTTTATTCCTAACATTGACACAATCACTCCGATTACTATTACAACTAAAACTAAGTTTATTACTTCTTCAATTAACTTTATCATATCTTTAAATTTATTATTGTGCTACTTAATTACTGTTTATTTCTTTATAATTTATTTTATTCGCTTAATTCATACCAATCGGAATGTAATATAATATTATAGGCGTCTTCAAATAATTGTTCTAAATGATTATCTAAACTTACTTCGTTATCAATGTTTAGTATGGTTGTTGGTATATATTTACTTTCTTCCTCTTCTTTTGTTGTTGGTGGGTATTGCATTATAAACGTTGGTTCTTGTTCGTTGTTGTTTGTTGTTATATCAAATATTAAATATTCTGTTTCGTTAGTTCTTTTGTCTATTACTTCAATTTCAAATAATGGTAGTAGGTTTAAATCCTGGAATTGTTCTATCATTGTTTTCATAATGTTTTTAGTTTAAAATATTAATGTTGTATGCTTCTTTTATTACTTCTTTTAATTCTTTTAGGCTTGTGGCACTTGCGTGGTTATATTCGTTGTCTGAGTACATAAACAGTTTAGTTGTGTATTCATACCATAAAGTATATTTCGGCAGTTTTAATGTTCCATTTTTCAAGATTGATTTTTCAATATTTTTCATTTTTTTAGGTTTTTAAATTATTAATATATTTCTCCTTCTTCTGTAAAATCATAATCGTTTGATATCAAAGTTTCTTTTATTACTTCATCACTCTGCAAATAATCATAACTATCATTTAAGTTTTTATATATTTCTATACATTTAGTTTTATATAAGTCTATTAAATAACTTTCAAAGTTTTGATTTATTTCAACTATTAAATTATAAATATTAGAATGTTTTGAAAAAATATAACCTTGATTTAATTCTATATCTATATAGTGAGAACACGAATTTTCGTGGTAATAATGACCTTTTTGTTTTCCTTTAGCTGTAATATTGATATTGTCAAATATTAACATTCTTCTTTTTTCTGTCAAATGTTTATATTCTTCATTTAAGAATGTTTTAAATGTTTCTGCATTTATTCCGTTATATTCAAACATTGAGCCATCCCCTTGTGAATAGAATCCACTAAAATAAATTTTAATATTTTCAAAAATATTTTCGTTTTCTGTAATATCTTCTAAAATAAAATCGTACCATTCAAAACCTGTATTTATATTATAATTGTCTTCAATTGCTTTTTGTTGTGCCTCTTTGCTTAATTCTTCAAATTTATACAAAGTAATATTTATTGTTTTCATTGTTTTAAGTTTTAAAAGTTATTATTTACGTTTATTTTGTTGTTTAATTAGTTTTTTATCTTGCTTTATTTGTACGTTTAAAAACTCTTTTTCTGCTTTCTCTATCTCATTGTAGATATTTTCAAATAGTTCCGTTAATTCCTTGTATTTATCGTTTTCTATTAGTCCGTTACTGTACAATTCATCTAATAAATTAATATTGTAATAGTCTTGTTTTCTGTCTTCTTCAAAAAAATAGGCTATTTCTAATATATTTGCTTTTAGTCTGTTGGCTTTTTTTAAACTTGTAAAATTATTTATCTTCATGGCTTTTTTATTTAATGATTAAGTATTTTTTTAATTCTTCTTTAAATGTGTTTTTATATGATTGGATTATTAATAAATCATTTGATTTATAAATTAAGTCTCCGAACAAATAAAGTTTATATATCTTTTTCATCTTTTTAAATATTAATTATTAAAATTTTAGTTTTCTTCCCTTTCTTGTTTTGCGTAATTAAGTAAATTAGTCAAATTACTTTCAAAAATTTCTTTTGCTTCTCTTACTTTGTTTTGTATCTCTTTTTCAAAGTGTTTTTTTAGTTCTGTTTCGTTTAAATCTTCTTCTCTTATGTTTGTGTATATTTCTAATAAAAACGTGTCAAAAGTGTAATTTTCTAATAAATTTAAATTTCTTTCGTAATTACTTTTTAAATCAATGTTTTTCCAGTTCATAATATTAAAATTTAGTGATTAATGTGTAATATGTGTTACTTTGTTGATTTAATAAACCATTGTAATAAAATGGATTTATTTCTTCTCTTAACTCGGATAGTTTTTTTTCCGCTTCTTTCATCTTTAAAAGTTGTTTATTTATCTTGTTTTCTATCTGTTTGAACTGTTTAAAACTTATTTCTTTTGGTTCTATATAGTTTAACTTTAAAAAGTGGTTAAAATCTACTATTTTTTTATATTCCCCATCTTCATAAAAAAATACAGTCCATTTACCCGAAAAATTTACTTCGTAATAATTAGCTTTAAAATCTTGCGAACAAAAAAACAAATAATCTAATTTTGAACATTTAGGGTATTTTTTTAATCTCGTTTTGTTGATTTGGCTATCGTTAGTAATATCGTTTAAATCAACTTTTTCAAGTTCAAAAATAATTTTGGCTTTTTCTCTTTTTTCTGCGTGTTGTTTGTTGTATTTTTTTAGTTCTGTTAACTGTTTTAATTCTTTTAACTCCGTTTCTTTTTCTTTGTATTGTATTAATATTTCTTTTCTTACTTCTGAATCTTTATTAATTAATTTGTCTCTCAAATTATCTAATTCGTTTTTTAATGTTTCAATTGTTTTCATGGCTTTTGTTTTTAATTATTATTTACTTTCTTTTCTTATTTCAATGATACGTTTAAAACGTATGATTTTTGTAAAATCTTTATTTTCGTTTTTTTCTTCTTCTCTTATTAACTGGAAGAATGTTTCAATTAATTTTTTCTTTGTTTTCATAATTCAATTAAGTTTATTTTATTAACTATTTTTTTTCTTCCTTTTATTTCTATTTCAAAATATCCATTTGAAAATTTATTGATTATATTACATTCATAATAATAACCTCCACTTTTAAAAATTCCTTTCATTTTATTATTTATTTATTGGTGAAAAATGGTTGATAGTTACCCCCTTTGTAATATCCCATATTTTATTGATATGACTTTCAATTTTTTTATCTTGTTCTTCAGTCATT